CTGCGATCCTGCGATCGTTTAGCAATGTCTACAGACACCACTCTAAACCAAACTGTTTCCCTGTCTGGTGAGCCGCTGCCCTCTTATGGCAGCTCACGCCGGTTTGTGCCGGCTAAAGTTACTCGTAAGAGTAACATTACAAAGCCTGTTGGGCTTAAAGACCTTAAATGGTCCATGAAGAACGATGTTCTTTCCATGTCGACGTTTCCGTCGACATCTGTCCTCAGAGTTGAGGAATCGTACCGTGAAGGTACTTGCCAGTGTAGCCCGGAAGAGCGACACAGATCGCTATTCTTTTTGAATAGCTCTTTGCTGGGTCCGCATTTGTTGGACCCAGATTCGACCCCTTTAACGGGGGTTAAAGTCTGCTGGTGTGCAGATAACATTTGGGAGTGCAAACTCCCAAGAAGCCTTACAGGCTTAAACAAGCGCTTAGCGTTTGATGAGCTTCCTACTATTAAGGAAGCACAATCCGTCCTTTTCAAGGGGACGTTCTGGTTCAGGAGATTAATTTCTCCTGACGGTAGCTCCCATACTAACCAGTATGGGAGGAATGGTCTGGCTGTGCTCAGACTTTTAGCGGGCTTAGCTCGCTTCTCCGGTAAGGAGAGAATTGACCAATTGGTCAAAATGAAACTGAAACCTAATTCAGTTCAGAAGTTGCGGAGTTTGTTCGCAACAATCGATGGCCTGCTAATGCAGATCATCCTATCGTTCCCTTGCGAGAGGGAATTTCAAAACTGGGCCTTTATTGACCGAGTTGTTAACAGCTGTATCAGCTGTCTGCTCCCGGATTACTTCCGGGAGGAACGGTCGGATTTCACCCGACTATCAACCTTTGAAAAGGTTAAAGATGTCCGCAAGGGCATCAAGGAACTGGGTTTCAATCCAGTCGGACTCCTAACGGAGCTTAAGGTTCCTCAGGAACTATCATTCTTCAGGACAATCCTGAAGAAAGTGCAGACGAACAAGTCTGCTTTCACCCATTACCAGGTGATGACCCTGAGTCAAACCAGGGCGTCGGGGGTTCCCCCGAAGAGTGTCTATTACAAGACACTAAATAAAATCCTTGGGATTTTGAAGGAGCCAAGCTCCATGGACGCCTATGAAGGCGTTAAACCCTATATAGGGTTTGCTGTAGGAGAAACCTACAATACTGTCCTCCAGTCGTTGGGGGGTGTTGAGAACCAGAATCGGTTCTTTACTAGCTGCGTAAGAGCAGCTAAGATAAGCCTGAGTGACTCAGGCGAGTTCTTCAGCAAAGCTGAAGCAGGCGGCAAGTTAGAGGCCGCTCGGCTGGTATTGAGCCAGCTTGAAGAGGTTGATGAAATCGACCTTATTACCGGTTTAGACACCGGCCAAAAGCTGACGCGTGGATCCCATACGTCAGGAGAAATGCTCTTCATGTGGGCATGTCACCAGTTCCGCGATCGCGGGACTGTTTATGATCGGAACGTAATGTCCGTGAGAATCAGCCTTGTGGCTGAGTTAGGCAAATACCGTGCTATAACGGTATCTCATTTAGCACACGCTGTGCTACTTCATGTGCTCTCACATGTACTCCTCGAATTTCTTCGAGTAATTCCGTCTTCGGAATCTGGGGTCGGCTCAGCCGGCCATGCTTGGAACTTTTTCAAGCGGTTATCGCACAAGAACCCTAGTGCGAATTTCCTATTCTCTGGAATAGATAACTATCTGTTTTCAACAGATTGGAGTCAGGCCACAGATTACTGTGACCACCGCATAGCACAAGCTATGCTTAATATCCTCACGGATAAATTCGGTATCCCCAAATGGTACCGTCAAACGTGCATGTTTGCACTTTTTGCTCCACGTCAGGTGGAGAGTCTTTGCCCCGAGGGTCGAACCCTCGAGGTATTTTACACGTCAAGAGGCGTGCTTATGGGTGACCCAGTCACCAAGGTGGTTCTCCACCTCTACCACTTAGTGGTACGATCTGCACTTAAGCAGATTATTCACTCGCTGCGAGTGCACTCTGTCCTCAGAGCTTAGCCTTGCTACACCGTAAGGCACCCCAGTGCGGGGAACCACGGCCGAAGGGCCAAAC